TCAATTATTCCCCTCCAATAAGTTCTTGTAACCTTTATAACCAACACCTAAAAGATTAAATCCTTCTGTGTACGATATCTTATTTTGTAATATTGCATTTTCAATATATTTAACGAACGGTTTGTCCATTCTGAAATTCAGATTATTTTTGTAATTACCGCCTCCAGATGTTTTCTTAATTGACCTTTTCTCTAATTCTATATTTAATTTTTTAATATAAACATCATATTGTTGCTTACTCATCATATTCAAGTCATATAATCTGCGTATAATAACAAATTTACTAACATTAAATTTATCTGCCAGAGCTCCAATTTCTAAAGTAGATTTATACTCATTGATTTTTTCCTTTGGAACAAGAATTTCTGCAGTTACTTTATTTACAAAATATTCTACAGGATCATATTCATAATCTGAATTTTTGACAGTTTTGAAAATTTCATTCTCATTTAAAAACAAATGAACTAACTCATGTATTAAAGTAAATACCTGACCATTTTTACTATCTAGCTGATTTATAAAAATTATGGGGGCTTTTTTATCACTTAAAACAAACCCTCTAAATTCATTTAAATCCAGAGGCCTATGTGTATTATCTTTAATTTTGCCATTTAAAAAAACAAATACACCTATACTATTTACTTTATTTCTCAAATATGCAAAATTATTTTTCTTAGCAGTTTCATAATAATCAACAGGTAATTTTAAATAATCTCTTATACTTTGAGCTACCTCATTAAAATCATTTTTTATAGAATATCGTCCTACAAAATTTACTTCTCCTTCTACTTCTTCTCTTAAGAAATCTTGTTTTAATTTCATTTCTTTAATTGTATCTTTCAATTCAGAACTAAATTCTTCTAAATCATCTGAATTTATAGTTCTAAAATCTAAATCATCAATTTCATCATTTATGGTGTCATTTAATAATAACAACCCCGTTGGAACATTTATTCGACTCGCAATATTAGATAATTGATTAAAAGTAGGAGACTTTTCACCAGAAAGAAATAAATCAAGGTTTTTTTCCTTACTTCTAATACTCTCAAGAGGCACATTAGACTGACTTATATAAAATTCTAATACATTCTTATTAATTTCTATTCTAGTGACCATAGTCTTTCCTCCTTTTCTTATCTATTATTAATAATTATATCAAAAATATCCATCTATGGTATATTTTTTTAACTAAACAAGAATTAAATGTGCACATATATAATTCTTTCACTTGAATACACTATTTGATATATATCGCAAATGTGAGTGTTGATGCAGCTTATTAGCTGATTTAAAGCTTTGATATAATAGGGGTTAACGTTATATTAACAAATTTTCAAATTATGTAGAAACATGTGAAAATACGCTAAGCTGTGGAAATCTGTGGGAGCTTTTTAAAATAATATAATCGGACAGTATGTTTGAAGACACCTACTATAAGTGGATTTTTTTCGCAACCAAAAAAGCCCTAACTCAATTAAGAGCTAGGGCTTTAATCTGCCTATTTAAAAGTACCGAACGCTTTACCTGTTTTAATGTCACGAGAACACGCATAACCTCGCTTACCGTTATTTCGGATATATGATACCCAAACATAGCCATCTGACTTAACGTAGCTGTCATAGATAACTGACTCACCTTTACCAAGTGTAGCCTCTTGCTTAGCTTTGATTGTGGGCGTATGTTTGATAGCAACAGTTGTATTAGGATAAAACGTACCCTTTTCAGCCACACGCTTAATTTCTTGCGGTTTAACTATCGGCTTAGGTTTTGCGGGCGGTTTAACTGCTGCAGGTGGTTTAGGAGTTGTCACACCCATGTATTTATTAATCTGTGCGATAAAGTAGTCCTTAACGCTGTTGACTGTACCGCCATGCAATTCCCAAGAACGATGTGGGCATGCAGTTGCAACAAACTCACGATGCAAACGCACTGTATCTCGACTAGCTTTCAAACCATAAAATTGAAGATCTTCAGCAACTTGTTTAAATGTCGCTTGTTCGTTTGCAAGGAAATCTTTATCACTTGCACCTAATGATTGGCACACTTCGTAACCGATGTAATTAGCATTACCGTCTTGATTAGCTGTATGCCATGCTTTGTTGTATGTGTCTTCCACACGTGCAACTGTGTTGCGGTCAATGTAGTAATGAGCAAAACCGTTTTCTAATTGTTTGTTAGTCATTGATTCTAAACGTTTAACATACGATTCAACAGTTGCTCCAATAGCCCCTGCATCATTATGAATAACAACGCCTTTAACATTCCCAATTCGCTTACCTGCGACACCACGACAGACCGCATTATTAATTACTTTTACCATATTATTTTTCCCCTCTCGGATTATCATATTTTTGAGCTTGTTCGCTGTCAGTTGCACCTGTGGTTGTCGGGTCTACAACTACCCCGAGCAATACCAAAACACTAAAAACTGCGCCTACAATGTCTAACAATTGCGATTGCAATTGCGTAAAATCAAAGTCGATTCCAAACAAAATTAAAATTTTACTAATTAAAAAAAGGATTGCTGGTATGATAGCAACCCAAAATAGTTTTGACTTAATTCGTACTTTCCAATTGATGCCTAGATAATTTTTCATTTTTCTGCCACTCCTTTTTTCCATTCCTCTAAAACGGTGATACGCGTCTCATGGTTGTTTAAAACATTGTCATGTAGATTAACCTTTTTATTAAGTTGTTCTCTATCTTTTTCCGATTGTTTGAGATTGTTGTTTAGCAACTCTATTGATTGCGTAAGTGGTTGCACTGTTTGTTTTAGTGATTCAGAGTTTTCGCGTTGGATTCGCTCCGCCATTCTCTTGTCTGGATCAGATACCAATTTTTTGTATATCCAAATTAACGCCCCGCCTACAACTGTGATAGCTGTTACGAGTGATGCTATCCCTTTTAAGTACTCGTTTAAATCCATCCTTATCCCCCTTGTTTAGTTCAAAATTAAAAGCACATATTTAAATGTGCTTAATTGCTTATAAGTTATTCAGCATCTTCTTGATCTTCAATTTCATAAATTGCTTCTTTGAATTTTTCTATATCAGCTCTAACTACTTCTTTGTTTGCTATATAAGCTTCTTTTGAAGTAATTGAAGTTGTTACAGATGTTGGGCCATCTGCTTCATTGCTGATATTTGCCGTCAACATAGCAATCACATCATCACCAATCATTACTGTACCTGTCACTGCAATTCTTTTATCAATTCTAATAGCCATATTATTTTTCCCCCTTAATTTCAATATCTTCTAATTTGTCTAACACCAAATCGTACAATTGCGCTTCTACACCACTTAAAAAAGCGTCTGATTCGTCAAGAGCGACAATCAAATGCTTTAAATGTGGTTCATATTCAGTTAAATCAATAACATTTTTTTCGTTTGCTAGTTCATTTTGCGCTATTACCGCATCGGGTTGCTTACCTGGTAGCCATGTAACAAAAGTGTTGCCTTCTTTTGTAGTTGTAACTAATTCTCCGCTATCATCAACTAAGCAGCATTCTTTTAATAGTTCTTGTTCGTCCTTCGCGTACGTTTCAAACTTAGCTGATACTAATTTAACAAACTTGCTAACTGCGCGAGAATTACGCCCTTTTGCTTTTACACCCATTAACATTTCAATCATTGGTTTTAATTCCGCATTGTAAAATTCTATTTTCATTATTTAATTCGCTCCTTTAATTTTTCTATTTCTATTTGATGATCCTTAACAATTTGTAGTAATGGAACAACCAAGCGGTCGTATTGAATACCCTCTACTTCTTTTGTTCCATCATCGTTTAACTCCCCATATGAAACAAACTCCGTTAAACCCGCCTCAACTAAATCTTCAGCAATTAAACCATGAATGCGCTCAACTGGTAATACTTCATCTGCTGGGTTATCCCAATCAAATGTATCTTTGTCGTCTAACGCTCTTGCGTACGCCTCTGTATTATCTTTGTCATACCAAGTTTTATGTTTTAATTTCAAGATATTTTTATAGTTATCTGTTTTATCTTCCTCGATAGCCAACTTGTACTTAGATGCTGATGTCGAACGCCCAATTGTTCCGTATAAAGTAATATACATATTTGCCGCTGATGCATATGTCCTCCTGTATATAACAGTCGACTGAACCAATGCACTTGTACTGTCGCTTGATAATAAAATGTGATCGCCGTCTTTTGCAGATAATCTTACGGTATTTGCTGATATGGATACTTGAGAATTACTTGTCGAGGTATTGCCAATTGATATACGCGCCAACATTTTAAGATTCAAGCTACCTCCACTATCGTATAAATTGCCAGATGATAATTCGACACTTTGCCTAGAGAAAACATTTAAAACACCTGCTCTAGTGCCGGATATAGCAGACCCTGTATTAACTTGGCCAATACCTATGCTTAAATCTGCATTAGAAGTCCCTAAAGAAAAACCTTCCTCTCCAATTAATGCTAATCCACTTGCATCTAAAAGTTTCCACTTGTAAGTTATTGTGCCGTATTTTTTGGAATTACCTGTAGTAAGTGCCGGGCTACTATTTAAAGTTATTTCACCCTTTGAAATTGTAAATCCGCCATTACTATCGTAAGATTCAACAATCCCTTTAGTTACATCGATAGAAAATAGTTCATCTGCGCGTTTTATGATACCTTTTTGAAAAGTAACTTCCCCTGAATTAAGGTTAATCGCAAGATTCGCACCTGTTATAATACCAGCGCTTATATTGGAAGCGTTTAGGTTAACAACGTTTATCTTTCCTGCATCAATCGTTCCAGCAGTTAGTTTGTTAGCTGATAAACTATCAATCATTGCGTTCTTAATAACAGCATTATCAATCTTAGTTTTACCGCTTATCCAAACGTTCTCACCTGCAATCAAGATACCTTCAGGTGATATGTTTATTTGATTTATAATACCGTTCTTGTCTACTTTTAGATTGATGTTATCAGCTAGTTGAGTTATTTGTGATTGAGTGCCGTAATCTTCACTATTGTCTGAATACGGTGTCGCTATTTCACCTTCTTCTATTTGTAACTCTGAAAAATAAACGTTTCCACCGAATGCATTTGATAAACCTATAGATACTCGGAAATCTGTTATTTTACCACCTGTTATTCCGTTGTGATCGATAAGGAAACTGAATTTTTTCCAACCACCTGATGATGGATATTTAACTGCGTTGTTAAAGTACCTATACGTTCCATCATCTAAAGTTGTACGAGTATATATGTTTATAAAGCCAGACACTTCATTAGCAACATAATAATAACCTGACATAGTCCATTTTTTATACGCCAACTTACCTATCATATTATCTGTTCTTACCTGGGTTATCCAAGCATTGCTTGTTACTGCATCATTTAACGTTGCTCCTAGCATCCTTCCTACAAAAGGCTGTGAACCATTTGTATTAGACAACCACTGTAACTTAACGCCTGTTATTGCCCAAGCACGATAATCTTCTTTAAAAGAACCGTTTTGTATAAAATTAAGCTTTTTGGTATTTAATTGCGTTACTGTTTGGGTCACTTGTCCAGCTAATTGCGTCACTGTTGATTGTTCAGCTTTAGATTCAACACTTATTTGCAAACCTTCTGCTGTCTGCTTTATTGTACTTATTTCGTCAGTATTTTCATCCACTTTCTCAGATAACGCTTCAGCTTTATCGAATCCTTCTTGCGCTTTTATTGCTGCTTCATCAGCTTTTTGCTGCGCTTTAGCTGCTTCTTCTTTCGCTTTAATAATATCTTGTTGCGCCTGTTCTATTGTTTCTTTGATGAACGGGTCCTCAGCAGTTGTAACTCTAAATACCCACTCGAATTCATCAGTATCACCAATACGTTGGTACACCCAAATTTCTGTATCTGGACCATTGGGCTTAAACCACAAATCACCTTCTTTGGGATTTTTCGGTTCGTCCAAACCCTCATTAATAACATTTCCGCCGGCTGCATCAACTCGATTAGTTAAATCTTCTATTTTTTGAGCTAATGGCCCTTTGTAAGAGTAACTTGCATCTGATTGAGTCGTTGTTTCAGCGCTACTATCTGCACTTAACCCGCCCGTATATTCAAGTTTGTAATCAAGGTTCGGAACTTTGAATGTATTACCTTTGACATCAGACATCCTTATCCAATCACCCGCTTCAAGTGCAGGATTCCCGCGCCACTTTAAAGTGTAAGGAAAGTAGTTGATGTTCTTTATTTTTTGGTAAATAGTATTTAATAAGGTTTGTGTCATGACTTTATTTTCTAGTTCGATTTGCGCACCTGTTTCTGAACCTGCTCGCAATACTTTTTCTTCCGTATCGTCATTACCTGGAACTTTACAAGATATACCACCTAAACGATATAACATTTCGTTTTTAACTAAACCTTTTTGGAAATAGGTATCAGGTGTAATGACATATTCAGTATTAGCTGCTGCATCAAACATATTTCGTATATCTAGTAACCCTGTCCTGTCAAACAGCGCGTAACCACTCTCGAACTGAGCAATCAAACCAATTGCTTGTCTATAAGTGTAACCTTCCATTTTAGTTATTTTAGCAGCGCTTAAACGGGAGAATGTTGTAGTGTTCACTTTAATACCACTTAAATTAGCTATCTCAAGCGCTACGGCTTTGATTTCAGCAGGATATTTAAGTTTAGATACATAAACCCCACCCATCATGATAAACTTGTCAGCAGCTTCTATCGTCGTTTTGTTTTCGTTTCTGTCGGGATCAACACGACTGTTAATGATAAAAATTCCCATTGATACATATTCGATTGTGCCGTTAGGTAATTTAATACCGATTTCCGGGTTAATTTCATCAAGTTCTTTTAAACCTTCAACAACTTTATCTAAGGTGATTTTTATTGAATTGGAAAATACTGAACCAATCATAAAACTTTCACCAGCCATGCTGCCGCCTTCATAACTAAACGAATTTAAATCATCTTGTGTGTATACCTTCTTATTGATAGTGATTCGCATCTTTATTTCTCTCAAATCTGCTTTGAAAGCATTTTGAAAAGCATCGCTCACATTTAACATATTTGTCACCTCTCTTACTGTTCAATGAAGTTGACTGTAACGCCTTCCCATTTCATTGATTTATATTTATCGTTCCATGAATAACTTGGAATTGTTCTGTCGCCTGCATAAAAAGTTTTTGTGACTTGTCCGCCAGCTAATGGATCAGGATAATTAACAGAAAAAAAACTGCCGTTTATTCTACTTAAAATAGCAGAAGCCTCCGAATCACTCAGAGGCCCCCACTCAATATCCAATTTAACTTTTTTGGCAATGACATCACGAACCATCTTACCGTTTGCATTTCGGCCACTTGAATCATTGTCGATGTCTTGTAACCCAACCACAAAACTTTTAGGCGTTTTAACCACTGCACCAGCAATAGAAATCGTACCTGCCATTTATACCACTCCTTTATAAATTAAGTTCTGTTCTGCCGATTTGTTGATGATATTTATTGATTTCCGATACAGCTAAACGTCCAAACTCTTTGCCTGCAACGTTAATGATAATGTCACCGCTATTGCTAGTTGTTTTACTTCCTGAAGTAGACATCTCTTTGATGGCACTTAATAACGCGCCGCTCATGTCAGTCAAACCACCGCTAGTCATCTGGCTATCATTACGATAGTCACCGTTATAATTAAACTGGCTTGATGTGTCTCTGAACACTTCAGGCATCTGCAATGAGGTGAAATCCATTCCCATGATACCAAGAGACTGTTTAATTAAATCTAAGGCTCTAGCAGGTCGTGATAACGGAATAACCATTTCGTCTTTATCCCCTTCACCTAGACGGTACATGCCCTCTTTGTTAATCAAACCACCATTTTCATAACCTTGACCACGACCAATCCAACGCCAGTAATCACCTTGTTGGTTATAACCAAGTGCAGGATTTCTGTAATGTTCAATGTATTTAAGAGCTACTTTAATCGAATCGTATCCATTAAACGGATTTAAACTTTGACCGCGGAAATGTTGTGAAACAACACCTCTCCATGTTGCGGGTGTAATCTGCATCAATCCACGAGCTTCATTTCCACCAGTATTTACGTCAGTATATCCATTTTGAGTAACACCAGGGTTACCGTTGGATTCCGTTTGGATTTGACGCATAAATCGGTTAACTCTGTCACCAGTTCTGTGAACACCTGTCTCGCTAAAACCTCTTAATACATAAGGTCTCCATCGTTCAACGGATTCACCAACCGGGTTAGGTCCACCTGCACTACTTCCGCCAAAGTCGCCAATAATATCTTTAAGCCAACCAACTGCCCCGTCTTTAATCATTCCAAGGCCACCTTTAGCAATTGAAAATGCAGGATCAATTGCGCCTGATAAATCAACAAATTTATCCATAGCTGTATCCAAAAGTTTTTTAGGGTTAGAAATATTATCCCAAATGTCACTAGCTGTATCTTTCACTTTTGATACAGTGTTGCTCATCCCTGATGATATATCTCCGAAATCAAAATCAAAACTAGGCATTTCAAAGTCAATTTTTGGGATGTTGAAATCTTTAAAGAAGTCTTTATCGAAAATACCGTTTGCATATCTTGGTGCCATAGCTTTTGCACTTCTGACACCATCAAGGACTTGAGTTCCTTTAGGTAGATTGACCATCATGTTTTTCGTACGAGGGAATATACCTCTTTTTCCGTTTGGTAACTTATACATTTCTTGCCAGTTAGAACCTGCGCCATCATTTACCATTGCTGGACCACCAGGGTGACTATTTGTACCTTTGGCGTATTTTGGATATTTTCCAATTGTCCACGGATCTATTGTTTTTTTACCTGCTCCAACGGCTTTCAGTACCCAATTTATCCCCTTAATCATTCCGTTAACAGCCTTACCGATAACGCTAACGATACCGTCACCGATTGCAGCAGCGCTTTTCTTGATAAATTCAACACTTCCAGTGAAACCTTTTCCAATCTTACTACCCATACCACTAGCCCAACCAGTTACTTTATCAAAGGCATCTTTACTTGATGCTTTCAACGCTGTCCAATGGGTTGAGGCATTTGAGGCTGCACCTTTTACAGATGAACTGATTTTATCTTTTATATTATCCCATGAAGATGCTGTGTTTTTCTTAACATAATTCCATGTATCACTTGTTTTATGCCTAATATCGCTCCATCTATCAGATATTTTTTTTGCAGATTCAACAACAGAGTTTGAAATACTATTTTTTACTTCTCCCCATTTTTGGGAAGTGGCATTTTTTATATTATTCCAAGAATCTGATGTATTTTTCTTTATAGAAGCCCATTTCTCCCCAGTTTTTTTAGATGCATTTCCAGCTGATTCAGAAATACTATTTTTAATATCGTTCCACTTATCAGATGTCCACTTCTTAACAGTATTCCATGTATCTTTAGTGAAATTTTTTATTTTATCCCAATTTTTAACTATTAGAACAACGCTTCCTACAACCGGTCCCGAAAGAACAGTTAATAGTGTCGTACCCCATGTTTTAAAGAACTCCATAATACCGTTCCATACTTTACTTGTAACTGAAGCAATTTCATTCCATCTATCGGCAAAAAATCCGACTAAACTAGAAACCGTTGCTTTTAAGGAATCAAACAATCCGCTTATCCACGATACAAAGTTACTGATTAAATCTCCGCTATTTTCAATCCAATCTGCTAACGTTTCTAGAACAGCTACTATCCCTTTAAGTACAGAAATAATAATACCACCAGTCCATTTAGCTATCGGGATCAAGAAGTTTTTCATGAACCATTGGAAGAAAGGTTGAGTTTTTTTCAAAACAGCATCCAGAACTTTCAAAACGGCACTTAAAACATCTAAAAACACAGGAATTACTTCTTCTATTGTAAATTTCCCTAGTGGTAGTAAAACATTTTCATAAAACCACTCTAAACCTTCGCCGATATTATCAGTTAAAGGTTCTAGCGAGTTCAGTAATTTCTTGATGGATTTTAGCAAAGGTGTGAAATCTAATTTCTTAGCCCAATCTGCCGTCGCTTTAGTCATTCTTTTTATTGTTCCCAATATAGAATTGATAATTTTAAATATTCCTTTAAAAATATCCGTTCCTAAATCTCCTGTATCCCACGCTTTTTTAAACTGACCTGCTAAGTTCCCGATAACATTGAATATATTAGTAAATATTTCTAGTAAATTCGCAGCAATCTTTTCACCTTCGCCACTATTCCATGCCTTTCTAAAAGAAATGGCAATCGAGTGCAATAGCTCTAAGATATTGTTAAACATATCGAAAATAGACTGTATCAAAGCGGTTCCTCTACCATCATCTTCCCAAGCATTTTTAAATGCTGTTGCAATATCTCCAATGATGTTAAGTATATCGGCAAATAGTATTAATAGATTGCTAATAAAACGCTCACCTGTGCCGTTTGTCCATACTTCCATAAAGCTCTTGCCAATTGCTTTAACTAAACCTCCAACGCTCTTAAGCGCATATTTCCACGCATCCATAACTTTCTGGCCATGTTTGTTCCATGCAGCTTGCATTGGCGCAAATAAATCAACAAGTGTCTTTTTAAACTTATCAGCCCAGTTATTAACCCATTCAGGAATTACAGGGTCAGCAATGCCAAAATCAACACCTGGTTTGTTTTGGTTCTTATCAGCTGCCGGCGCTTTTATATCGTCTGAATCGTCTGATAAACCAATGCGATTAATTTCATCAAAGCCCATCAATGCGCGTTGTAATTTTTTCACTTTTTCTTTTGTTTTATCAGCTGTTGTTGCTGTGTCTTTCATCGCTTGTACGTTGTCGTATAAACCTTCCGCTCCTTTTTTAGCAGCTGAGTAAGTCGTTCCAAATAACGTTGCAATAAAACCTGCAAGATATGCTGTCGCTTTTGCTAGTCCTGCCATCAATGCATTAAGTGCTGGCATAATAGCTGTATAAATCGGATAAAATGCTGTTAGTAAGTTAACTTTTATTTCATTCAACGATGCTGTAAATTGATCGTTCGTCATAGCTGCATCCATCATGCCTCGACCTAATGTTTGCATTCCTTTATACATAAGAGCAAAGACAAATACCTGTCCAATCATTTGGCGCATACGATTACTGAATGAACCCATTCCGTTATTCATGCGCCGAGTACCATGCGCGACATTGTTAGATGTTCTGTTAAATACTCCGCCAAACTTAGAAAACATACCACTAGAACGTTGTGCCTTTTCGCCTGCTGATTTAACAGACTGTGCCGCCTTACCTGTTTGAATAGATGATTCACCTAACTTTGTATTAACACCACCAAGCGCTGAACGTAGCGTTTTGGCCCTACTTTCTACTTGTGCATATGCATCAGTCAACTGGTCGTTATCTTTAATTAGTTTATTCATCTTAGCAGATTGCTTTTGGATTGTATCAGCTGTTTTAAGTGATGTTTTATTATCAGCCGTTCCTTTAAAACCAGTTTCAAAGTCACCCACAGGTGTTTTCTGATTGGCATAATCTAATTGCAATTGCTTAATGCGTTTTCGCATTGATTCTATCTGTCCTTCATTTTGGGCCATAGCGTTTGTTATTTTATCCATTGAACGAGGCACCGCATCAAATTCTGATTGCATGCTTGCAGCTAATGCCTTCGCACTGTCTTGGTACTTAGTCATTTGAGCTTGTGCACGCGCAATTTGTTCGTCATACTTAATAGTACCCTTGGTGTCATTGTTGCTCACAGCACCTTGTCGTTGCGATTTAAGATAAGCTAACTTTTCTTGCTGCGCTTTAGCTTGTCCCATTTTCGCATTAATCTCATTAACCATTGCATCAATTTCTTTAGATGCTGTTGTACGACCTTTGGCAAATCCTTTAGATAAGTTTGTCCCCGATTTAGCGGCTGATTTCTCAGTAATGGATTCCATATGTTTCATTGAATTTTCAACATTTTTGTTAATCTTTTCTAATTGTTTAACTACTGTATCGCTACCTTTTTCAACACTCATGTTCTTTTCTGTTTTGCCAAAAGATGAACCTGTCATGCTTTCCATACGCTTAAGCATTTTTTCGAATTGAGGGAACACTTTTTCTACACTTTTTTGAATATTTTCAGTGTTAACTTTCAACAGGACTTCTAAAGTTTCTAATTCTATTGCCATTTACTCACCACCTTTCCAATAATTAAATTTTTAGTTATTTTTCTTATCCTGTGTGCGTTTAACACCTGCAACCATTTGCAATAATATTGCTTGGTCCATCTCTGCGATGTAAGGCTTCAAACCGTTATCCTCTTTAACAGGTTGAACGACTTTATGTTGTGACTTATCTGCCATCCAAGGATACATTTTATCAATTGCAGGCATTTTAGATGGATCATTAACCGCGTACATCATCAACTGTGCTTGATTGTAATCAAACATAGCTTTTTCTTTTAACTCACGTTCGCGATTATTTTTATTTGCTAACACCTGCACCATAATTTCATCAAATGTCATTTCCCAATAAGCATCAGAAGCAATACCTAACTCTATAGCTGGTATCTCCATTTCAATCAGTAAATCACTAACTGTTTGTAAATCTTGACCTACAGCTCGCTCTCCACTTCCACTACTTCCGCTTCCAGTGTTAGTGATTCCCCATCTGTCATTGGTTTCTCCGTTTCTTTCTTTCCGAAAAAACCAGCTTCTTCTAACAATTCTTGTACAATTTCAAATAAATCCATTGTATTTTGTCCATCATCAAGGAAAGTTTCAAAAGCATCAATAAGATCTGATTCTTTGATGTTACTAGTTTCGTTTGCCCCTTGTAAAACAAGTAACAATTCATTTGCTGGCGGTAATGTCATACCACCTGAACTAGACATAAAGATAGCGATTAATGATTTCCCTAAACGTTTTTCAATCTTCAAGATGTTACGACCTGATAAACGTAGATTTAGCGTAAGACCGCCGAATTCGATTGTTTTTGAGTTTGGTAATTTAGTAACTTTTGCCATAATATATTTCCTCTTTTCGTTTTATATTAGTAAGAGCCGCCATATTGACGGCCCTCCTGGTTTATTTTGTATTTGATTTGCCCTCAACCTCTGATTTTTTAAAAGGTTCTGGTGAGGGAGTGCTAGGGTGCAGGGGCTACAGTAGGACCTTTGCTGACAACGATAACTAAGTTAAAACCAACAGCAGCATTTACTTCTACGCCGTCTAATTTAAAATCAGGCTCACCGCTGAAAGTTACTTTTAAACCATCTGGATAAGCAATTGTAAAGTCGTACGCTTTGCCCGATTTGACCATGGCGTGAACTGCCTTGAAGTTGCTTCCTTGATAAACGATAGCGAACTCTAAGTTATCGGTATCTTGAATACCTTTGATGTAAGCTTTCTTTTCCGAACCTAGATGAGTAACATCCACTTTCTCTGGATCAGCACCGATTGCTGGGATACTTTTAACTGCTGCGATAGGCACTTCTTTTCCACCATCTGTATAACTTAATAATGTCCCTTTAGATAAAAGGCCCTCAATTTCACCTGCAAATTTTTGTAAATCCATTTTAATTTTATTCATTTTGTTACCTCCATTTTCTTATTTGTGATAAACATGTTTAGTTGCGTTATCAACAACGCCTGATGCTGTGCATATAACTCTTTTAAGCCCTGCTGTGTTTGCATCAGTCAAAGCACATAAAAAGCCGACAGCACTTAATCTATCGACTATCTGTTGCGCTATTTGTGTAACAGTTGATTGATGATAAATTTCTAGCGTGATGTTCCATTCCGTTCTTAACTCCAATTTATCGGAATCTACAGCTAATGGTTTGTCTGCCGTCCTATATATCACAAGGGGAAACTGATTCCATGTTGTAGGATAATCTGTACCGAATTTAGCAATTGTCTTGTCTTTCAAGAGTTCAGAAAGGATTGTAGCAACCACTTCTTTTATATTTATTTTTGACATTACTTCAATCCTCTCTTCAATTCTTCTTGGACACGTCTCTTAAAGAACTCAGGTGCATCTTTTTCACCTTCTTTTACTGCTGGGTATAACCAAGGTCTAGCAGGTTGCCCATTAGTACGGTAGAAATCAACGCCTTGAATCGTAATCTTAGGAATACCGTAGACCGCTTCTAAATCAATATCCACTTTGTCAGCAGTTATAAACCAAGGTGTCTGCATATAAACTGGCTGTATGCCTGGTGGCAAATCTTTCTTAGATTCCTCACCATTTTTACCTGTACCAAACTCACGATACAACGCTTGCTCTTTGTCAGACCACACACGACCTACAATATTTCCGTTCTGATCAACAACAGTTTCATTTTTTACGCTTCCTAACAATTCACCTGTAGCATGTTTCATTCCAGACGCTAGATTGTTCTCCGCGTATCCTTGAATTTGTTCTGTTGTATCAAATGTTGCTTGATAAGCCGCTTCATTAAGCACTGACGGCAATGTTTTAAGTTTCGACTTGAGTTTATCAAGTCCTTTAACCTCAAATGACATTGCCATCAATCCTTTCTAAAGTGATATTTAAATGTTGTGAGTAAGGTTGTATAGCAGTAATTTGATAATCAGGTGTATCATCCTTTGTAACATCCAAACAAATGCCGTCTAACTCATTGTGTTTAGGTTTTATCAAGTCGCCTTGATATTTACATGCTTTGATATAAGGCAACCTCACACCGTAAACCTGAGCATTCACAACACCACCTGCTGATTGTACATTCATTCTTAATTCAGTTGCTTCTTGGCTATACGTGATAACTTCATTTCCTTCGACATCGTAATCAATTTCACGTTTTTTCAGATAAACAGTTGATAAATCACTGTCTCTTAGTCGCATAAAATGACCCCACTTTACCTTTTCGATATTTATTAAGGCTTAATTTAATGTCTGATGGAATATCAGCTGTATAAGCAATAGAGACACCACCTTCACTTCGTGATGCCTCCCCTTCTGTACCTTGTCGATTATAAGCAATGACAGCAATCTGACGAGCATAAACTTTCAATTCATCTATCATTTCAGTGCGATTGCAATAATCACGAACAGCCGCTTCAGCATCTTCTAATAACACTTGCAACTTTTCAATTTCCTTTGTTTTATCCGGTCCGATGTTTAAACGAACTTGCAGCTTATAAAGCTCTGTCATTTCACTAGCCATTGTTATCAACTCCTACTTATTTAGTTCCTTCTGGCGCTGTCTCTGTTTTTTTACCTGGTACGCCATTCTTGTGAACAAACGCAACAATACGAATGTTTTTACTCTCATATACAGCCTTCCAGTTGTTCCCTTTTTCAATTTCTGTATTTGTTGGGGAATGTCCAGCGACAGACTTTTCTTGCCAAGAAATACCACGAGGGTGTAACAAGAAGTGTTGACGATTAATAAGGATGTCATTACCTTTTAATTTTTCACGATCAGTTTCAGTAGGAACAGGAGCTTCACCGTTTCCAAGACCGAATGCACCTTCACCAAAGATATAAGACGTGTATACGCCATCTTTCGCTGGCAAACCATCATCAACAATCACATGTTTACCCATATAGGTTGGAAATTTCTTGTTATCTGAATCTAACATGAACTCAATTAAACCTTGTTTACGCAAGTTCATCTCTGTTTGAGAGTGCATTGCGATTGCTGTCAACTTACCTTCTGCATCACCTAACTTGTAAGTGGCTGATAAGAATGTGTCCCCTGTGAAATATGAATCATCACCAGTTTCTGTTGAGACGTCTAATTTATTTGAATCCAAGGCACCTGATGCAGTAATTCCGTTTAATGATGCGATAAGGACAGCTTGGCGGCGACGATTCCAATATTCAACTACCAAATCACCGATTGCACGCATAGGATCATCACCAGATAAGGCTTTTGCTAAATCATTAGTTCGCCATGCTTTACCACGCATATGCAAACGTGCAATATCTTTAGCTGCTGAAATATTGCCTGGCGTCAATGCCACTTCACCATCATCTAAAATTTCGTCCTCTCCTGTTAAATCTTGCCAAAAAGGCATATTAATCATATTGCCGCCTGCTTTTGCTAATTCATCAAGGTCTTTGTCATTGGAAATGATGCCTGATTGGAGTAACGCCGATGATTCTGCTGTTCGTTCGGTGACATATTTGTTAAATACCTCTGGTACAATAACATCCGCAATTCTTGTATTTGTTCCTGCTGCAAATTTCTGTAAGTTCATTTTTAATTTTTCAATCATTATTTATTCCTCTTTTCATTTTTTATTGTTGTGCTTGTTGTTGTAATAATCTTGCTCGTTCTGGATCAGTTTGAAAAAGACGACCTTGTTCTGTCAGATTTAATGATTCTTTAGAAAAAGGATTGTCAGTGCGTGTAGTTTGACCGCCACCTAGTGGGTTATCAACTGATTGAGAGAGACGTTTATCTACTTCCACTTGTACCGCTGCATCAAAGCTGCCTGTCGCCTTTGTAAATGCTGCCGATACTGCATCAATGCTTGCTTTACATGTTTCTGCATTGGTGTAATCAAGTGTTGTCAGTAATTCGATTGGTAATTTAGCTTCTGTCAGCTGCACAGTTGCTTGTGCTTTAAGTTCACGTTGTGTTATCTCTGCTTCACGTTTAGCTAATTCAACATCTAATTGTTCACGCTGATATTTAGCTTTTTGTTCTGCATCCATTTCAGCCAACTTGACCGCTTCTGTCGCTGCTTCTTGTTTAGCTGCTTCGATTTTTTCAGAAGCGGATTGCTCCCATGTTGTCTTAGCAGTCTCTAATGCTTTACTAATACGCTTATCAACTAAACTATCAAGTTCCGACTGACTAGCAAAAGTGACTTGTTCCTCTCCTTGACCTTGCTCTCCTGCTTCACCACTTTCACCAGGTTCTGCAAACAATTGTAAGTTCATTTTTAAATTTTTTAACATTGTGATTCCTCCTTTTTCGCCCGTACACGTTTATTTGCCACGACAAAAAGCACCCCATGCAATGCACACGATGCTTCTCATTGTATTAAATTAACCCACACACACGATATTATCCGTTGTTCTTTAACGTCTGCAACAGGAAAGACAGATACTCATTTATTTTTTAAGACGTGCTTCTCCCAATCTTTATAAGTTGCACTCTGATTAATAGTAAAATCCCTTTTAGCAATTGGATCATACGCTTTTCTTTTACCCCTGAGCTCACGACCTGCAAAATGCGCACGCGCTACTGTTCTGCAAAATGGGTGGAATGGTGGATAATTCCCTTCAATTCCATTAACAACAGCATTTTTGACTTTGTATACTTTATTTTCGTTGCTTTTCTTTTGGCATATAGAGCTTGTCCTAAGGTCCAATACCACAACTAATTTATATTCTTCAACACCGTGTTCTAGCCAACCTTTTAATTTCGCTTGGCCAGCAACAAAATTTGCCTCTGTTCTAACTAACCTTTTAGCAACACCAGCTGAAACGTTGAACTGTTTTGACAGCTCCCTAGACATTTCTCGTTCTGACATACCTGTCATAGCTTCTACTGTGAACATTTCTTCTAACTTCTTCGCTAACAAATCTGTATCAGACCATATACGTTTTGAATAATTCGAACCTTTCCAGTCGCTTTCTAAGACGTTTTTAACATACTTGGTAGGTAGTTCTTTAAATTCGACTATCGGCTTATCTGCATGTAAATCAATCGTTTTGATAGCCTTATTTGCGCTGTCCGACACAACCAACGTCGCTTTACCATCTTGCATTTTGTACGTTGGATATTTACCGTCATTGTGTTTGGCAACAACTTCCTCAGTTTTGCCAATAATACCTTCAACTGCTGCTTGCTTATACGCATCGTTTATAACATCAACGTAATAGTCAGTCGATACTTTGAGTTGTACATCTGCAATTTGCTTCGATACGATATAAGACTTAGCTTTTAACGTTTCTAGTCGAGTGATGCGGCTCTTAACCGCTAAACCAGTGAGATAATCAGTAACTTGTCTTTTTATCTCTTTATCTTTAATCGTTTTAGCAAGGACTTGTAACTCTGCTAATTCAGTTGATGTAACGTTTGTGTTGAGTATTCGATTAACTTCAACCTCAGTCTTATCTGTTTTGCTGACATATCGGTTATATATCTTCTTTGTTTCTTTCGTGAGATACTCTTGTCCTTTTAAATAAGCCGTAACTATGATGTTCTCTTTCTTATCTAAGCTTTTATGTACTGTTATATCTTGATTAACAGCCCGTTTATCCCAATAACTTAACTTCTTTTTATCTGACACAACATCACATCCACGTGTTCCGGATAAGTTTCTTGAATCGCCTTACAACCATTATGCAAAGCTTGTGTTAAAGCATCTGTTTTATCATCAATCATCATCAAAGTAACTTTATCGGTGTCTATCTCGTCACAAATGTAATGTGATAATTCATTTGTAATCGTTACATACAATGATGATACAGCTGCGCATACAATATCTTGACCGATAACGTCGTACAAGGCATGTCCTGAAAATTCGTAAGATACAATTTGATTCCCTTTTGCATAGAACTTAGCGCTAATCATCATGTTTGCCTGCTAATTCAAGCCGCTTGATGTCTGTGTTAGCAAACACAATCTTACGCTGCTCTGTTTCAACTACAAGATGATGCCCACAAATAAAGCGTGATTGGTAACCTTTGAATTCTTCAGGTGTAACTGAGAAAGGAAAAACTGCATCACTTGTCGTCACTGTCATCACTAGATTCTTTTCCATCTTCATCGCCCTCCGCTTCATCGTCTATATCGTTATGACTTGATTGCTCGCCTAAAGCTAATTGATTTTGTTGAATGTTTTCTTTTTGTTCTTCTCGCAACTTCGCAAGTTCTTCTTTAGGGTTATCAATGAAAGGCACTTGAGCTAATAAAGTTTCTAGTGAAATAAAGTCCTGGGCTTGTGAAATCATACTTATTATTTCAGCTGTATTAATTGGTAAGTTAGGCTTTAAATCAATCTTTACACCTGTTACGTCAATTGATTTGTCTTTTACCCCCAAGATGTTAGCAAAAAGCTCTAACCTTTGTCTTAGCCCTTTTGTTAAATAACGTGATTTAACAGCTATAGACTGCAACAATCCGAAAAGCTTGTATTTCATTGCTTCTCCACTAACATTCCCCATAAAGTTTTCATCATTCATATTTGGAACATAAGTAATCTTATGCATGTCCTCGACAATAGACTTCCTTAATAACTCCACACTTGCTTCATCTAATGACTTAGTTAACCAGCTCGCATTTGTATCAGTACTGTTAGATTGTAGTAACTTTTCTTTTCTTAGTTGACTACCTTCATCTGCTTCAAGTACAAACCCTTGTAAGAACAAAATGGCATCAACATAAGCTTCTTTATCGTTCAATCGATCAGATTGTAAAAGATTATATGCATCAATTGAGCTGATTATCTGCTCAAAATCGCCTTGACGTTCTTCGTTATTTCTATATTCAACCACTGGTACCATTTTGAAGTAATGCGGTTTGCTGTCCACGAAATCAACATCGCCTGCACCTTTATTAGCTTGCTTGTATGTTTTAACGACTGTATCTGTATAAATTTTGATTGTATAATGTTTAATTTGACCATCAAAACCTTTAACCGCTTGATAATGCACACCAAACAATGGATTTTTATCTACGGTATCATCAGTAACTAAAAAGATACCTCTTGGGTCAATACATTTGATACAAAGCTCAGTCCCGTTTTGTTCGCCCGATTTTTGCTTAAGATATATAAGTTCATAACCGATACCAAAGGTCGCTAAATCCTTTTCAAGTTCCGTATCGTGAGAAACAATATCTAAACGGTCGAACTCAGCTGTAATAGCTCCTATATCTCCCCCATCTTTTGAAGCAGTGTAACTAATTGGATTTGATACCATGAACCCTACAGACATATCTACAACATACTTTGCGTGATTAATCATCAGCTTGTTGTTCGGTGCGTCTTCATTATCTTTTGTCCGCTTAACAATCTCTTGATCGCCATTATAATAATTGGATAACTTTTCCAAATGCGGAACTGATTCTTGATGCACATTAATGCAGTAGTTTATCAACTCGGAAGTTGGATTGTTTACATCTTCAATTAGTTCACGATTAATTGCAATTGCCATTTTATCCCTCCTTTAGAAACCAAATTTACTTTTATTAGCAACAGTTGCTTTACGTTTAGTCATGTCATTTTCAAAGGCGTAACGTGTTGCATCTATCGTGTGATTGTCTTTATCTTCTAGCCGCGGCTTAGGATTTCCATCTTTATCAGTTTCATAGTCGATATTTTCAAATTCTCTTGCAATGTTAGGCGTTCGGTTAGGGTCAATGACTATTTGTTCTAAGTCGTCAAGCCATCGTTCACCATGTTCAACACTGTTAGGCCCTTTCTTAGCACCTATAAGATAACGTGATGGCCATGAGTGCTCACTTTGCAACTCGTTGATTGTTCTTGGGTCCTCGCTATCTGCAATAGTAAGGGAACTAAAAAAGCCACATGCTTTTGCGTTAGCAGCAAGTGACCTGTTACTCATTTTCACACCATAAACTTCACGCATTGCATAAGCTATACGCCTTGTTTTGTCATAATGCCACTGAACACCTGCAACAGGGTCAGTAGCATAACCAAAGTCTAAACCTTGACGAATGTTGCTGAAGGATTTGAATTCATCGTTTGTTATCGTTCTAAACACAAGGTTGTTAAATGGGACAACACCATTACCAATGGGTTCGCCTCCATATTCCCATGCGGCCTTTTGTGGATTTGTTTGATACATATGTTCGGCTTCTTCTATGAACTCGTCTGATATATGTGGGTTGTCCTTGTATGTTGTATGGTGCACCCTTGTATTGGGCGCTAACGCAACCTTTGTTTCATACTTTTTGTTAACCCATGATTGCTTACGTTTTGGCGGGTTATAGGAATTGAAAAAGTAATAGCTTAAACCAGGTGGAAGCTTAGCTCTCAACACTGATTTTTCTATTACTCCTATTTCTTCTTCTAGTTTGAACTCTGCTAATTCTTCAATCCATAGTATGGTTAGAGGAAACTTAGCTATCTTAATTGATTTAATCTTACCTGGATCATCAGCACCACGAAAATAGATGCTATTACCTCTAGGCTTGTATGTGGCTTTTAATGGCGACTTACTGAAATGCCATTCATCTTCCATACCTAGAATGTCCACAGCTTCTTTTAGCTGTTCAACAACTGATTCAGACAAGGTATTACCGACTTTACGAACAACTAACGCACTAATAGCATATTTTTTCATCAGCAATATTAAAATCATTGCTATATGCGTTGACTTAGCACTACCACGTCCGCCTTTTTCTACATAACGTAAGTATCGCTTAAACTTAACATCTAACCACAAGGATATAAAAGCCGGGTTAAAAAGGCTAGATAGCTTCTTAATTACCTTCTTCATCCAACACCTCCAAATCCTCTAAATCATCAACGATGTAGGTTGTTTGTGTTGGGTTTGCTTTAGTTTCAGATTCAACCTTAGCAACTTGTGCCTGCATTAACTGCAACTTAGCGCGGCGTTCGTCTTGTTCATCTGTGAATGATACAAACTGTTTAATTAAGCCCGACAATGTCGTCATTGCTCTTGATTGAGCTTTGATAAACGACTCTTGTCTTTCGTAGGCATACATCAGTTTTGTTGATGAACTGCTACCACCTTCACCAGACGACCAACTGCTTTCTTTTTCTAAATCGTCACTTGAATCACTCACCCACATAATTTCTTGTGATCTAATGATTGTTGTGTATTGTATGACTATCTGTTGCCAAAGCATATCAATTGGTGATTGCTGTTCAACAACATTCATCAATTCTTTTAAACCATCTGGCAAATGTTTAGCGTACAACCCATGCACCGTTGCGTTGTCATTACCTTTAGGCGCTGTTGCTTCTTTGTTGCCTTTGTTACCTTTTGCGTGAGAATTACCAGGCAGCGCACCCCCACGTTTTGTGTGCACCCCTTTATCTTTGTGTGCACCCCTTTCACGAAACCACTCATGCCTTTTTTTCCACGACTTAACTGTATTAATCGAAACATCATATTTTGCTGCAATGTCTTTGTATTTCATACCATCGTTGTAATCTATTTCTGCTAATTTATAATTATCCATACCGCATCAAACCACCTCACTCTCATGTGTCTTGTTTCGTTTTTGATTGCTTACCTCCGCCCAAACGACTTACACTTTAAATACAACCTGTCTGCTTGCTCGTCTTGCTTTAAATGTACCTTGTAACCATGTTTGCTTGGATTGTCTATCATGTACCTGTTAGCCTCTGCATGCGTTTTAAAACGATATTCTTTATTCGTTGTCTTATCAGTTATGATTGCTATACTAGTCACTCACTTCTGGGCGAAAGCAATCTTCACATGATTCATAGGTCGCTTCGAAGATGTCTGGCTTACATGGATAAAACTCACCTTGCACACCTTTAATAATATAGTCGCCAATTGTTGCATATATTGGACCTTCTAATGTATGGATAGTTAATTTATCGGGAACATCAAAGAATTCGATTTCTTTGTCATCATAGATAGCTTTCAAAAGCCACTTAGGTCTACCGTTGAAGATCCCCTCTTCACCGCTAAAACCTAAAAATTTTACCGCCTCAACGACTACTGGTCTCTTTCTATACTCCATCTCCATCACTCCTTAATTTAATGTATGAAAAAAGACACCCTGTTGGATGTCTTAGATTGATCTATTTATCATTATCTTCATCTTTTGTACTAACTCTAATCCATTCATCTTTAAAATAACCCCTAGCGTAATTAACAATTTTTTTTTCGCATACTTCATAAGAATATTTTATTTTTCTACTATAATCATTATCGTCGTAATCCGATCCTACAATCTTCTCAATGAGACTTAATGTAACTTCACTTTTCTTGTCGCCTAATTCATATTCAGCTATAAGGCATGGTTCTTCCATGCACGTGATAAAAGCACCGTTTTTATCATCTGCACCTTCACGATCGTCTCCCAAAAACAGCTTGAATTTCAAAAAAATCAGTTTTAGTCGGCTTTGTATTTCAATTGCTTTTTCTTTATAACCTTCATAAGATTTGCTTTTAGAATTGATATCCATTAAATAAAGACTATTTTTTAATTCCTCACAAACAGATAAATATTCTAATACAATGTGCCGAGCCTCTTGTATCCATTCTATTCTCGCCTTAGAGATTATATTTGCTTCAATCTCATAATGTTTAATCTGCTCCTGTAGTTTTAATTGTTTTTCTAAACTATTTTTTTGCGCTTCCAAATTTTTTTTCGCTCTATCATCTTGCTTCGACATATTCTTTTCTAGATTCCTACTAGTTGCATAAATTGTTGCCCCTACTCCAAAAACCGTTATTAAAGATGCAATAATAGTTGACCAAAAATTTAATGGCACTTCGTCAAAATGAAAGAATACATTAACAAAAACCGAACATATTGTACCAAAAAATAAACCGATAATTGCCGTAATCCAATGCTCTTTTTTATTTTCCTTTATATTTTCTATAATTTTTCTCAAAATTAAATCGCCTCCCATCTAAATATACCAACAAAAAAGCACACCTACAATAGTAGAATGCGCTTTCTTAACATATAAGGGAGTGTTTTTTGCATTAGACCTTGTAGGATTCGAACCTACGACCGGACAGTTATGAGCTGCCTGCTCTTCCACTAAGCTAAAGGTCCAATTATGCGATAGGTAGGGAATCAAACCCTACAATGCCATGTGGGAACTATCTTGGGGCTACGATGGTATCCTTAATAACTTTCCATAAAAGCATATGCCGTTATGAACGAGTCCCCTTATTCCATCGCTTGCAATTTCATTCTGCCACTATCGCTATCGAGAGTTGTTGTTTTAAATCGATACTCACAAAGGATTGCACTAAGCGTGCCAGCTATTGTTTGTACACAATATGATGTTTAGGCAGTTGGCTTTTCCGAGCCATATTCTACCTATATCTCGCTAGAGTGTCGCTCTCTAGCCAAGCCCTGTGAAGCATATACCGTTTTCCTTTCAGCTATGCTAACACTCGCTTACGAGATTCTTACTTACTACCATTTTATCATGTTAAAGCGACTAAAAACTCCGCTAAAACTCCACTAAAACTCCATTTCAGAATTTAAGTTTAACGTGTATACCTAAAGCATATGTAAACTGAGTGATAGCCATTTTCATATCGTCGTGATAAGTTGATTTTTCTATAGCTAATGTTTCCATTATTTTTTGTTGCGTTTTGTTCTCATAATACCTCATAACTAGCATTCTTTTCCTTCTGCCTTTTCTATCAGCATCAATATCACACTTAATACTATTCAATCCTAATTGTATCTTTTCATAAAAATAATTAACGTCTTTAAATTTTTCTATGTTATCTAAAGCTGCTGTTTCAACCGAGCTGTGGAATTCATTGCTGAAACTAGGGGGCATGATCGAGTAGCTTGGTGTCACTTTAGTTTCTGTTCGTCCGCCCGCCTTTGCAACCTCATCTTTATAGATACTAAACAAACGAATGACGTTCCTTTTTGTAAGAGGCATGTTTAAATCGTCCGGCTGTATGTCGTTGTATTCTTCCATCTTGTCTATCAACTCAATTTGCTCCAACATCACTCATCCTCCCCACAATCGTTAATTTCTACTTGGGCTATATCTGACGTGTTATACGAGATGCTCCTTGTTTCGTTAACAACTATCATCGTTAGCCCACCAATAGCAAACAAACACCCCTCTGTATCTTCTATGTCCAGTGTTATTTGTGACATGTCTTTGAAAGTAATTAATGCGATACCTTTCATCACTCATCCCCCTTTTTACTAATAACCCCATAAGATATTAAGTTTTCAAGGTATCTTAGTTGCTGCGCTTCGTATGCTGGGTCATTACAGTCAGATAAGCGCTTGTCTATATCCATTAAAACAGTAACAGGAACATCGTATGTCGCAACAATTTCATTTATACGTGCCTCAACGCTCACTGTCCTCACCCTCCAACTGTTTGATTTTATCGTTTAAACGTTCTATTATTTCATTACTTTTTTCAACATATTCTCCATATATTTCAATTGTTTTCCGGTGTTCAGAAATTGTTTCCTTATGGTTATCATAAGATTTTACCAAATCGTTATAAAAATTTTTTCTCGTTTTACGTTCTTTTTTCAACTCCACTATAGTTGCATCTAATTTTATTTTATCTCTTTGAATTAAGAAATTGGTGATTAAATAAATAGCACCGAGCCATAGTAAGCACTCAATCAGTGTATTTAATATCATTTCTCACTCTCCAACTCAATCAAAGCTAATGTTGCATAACCTATGATGTCTTTTAGCGTATCTTCGATGCTTTCACCGACTTTATCCTTTTCACCTGCGACAAGTTGCTCTAATCGCATAAATTTATCGTTTAATCGCATCTCAACACTTGCCATGCCATATTTTTGATATTGTTTTGAGAATGAATCGCCATAATTCTCGTTTTTAGCTGTTATTAGCTCGGACATTTCTTCATATAGTTTCTTTATTGATCGTTTCAATTTATAAGCAGGCGTATTAAATTTTGAATAACGTAATGAGTCTGTTAGCGGTATATTTTTTTCTTTTGGAGCGGGTGTTTCCTCAACATCTTTAACATAACGGTAGCGTGTGAATATATCTACATCACTATCTAAACAATCGTTACCGTCAGACAACACCACGTTGACAGAAGGTAGAAAAGAGTTTGAATCCGTAGTAAAGCACCATACGTCGCAAACCTCACCATTAACCTCTGTTACATGAATCAAGTCACCATTTTTTCCGATTCCACCGATATTACCTGTTACCTCTTTGTACTCTTTACCTTCATAAATCATAAATCTGCCTCCTTCTCCAAAATGCTAGAACGTAACAAGTCACTTTTCTTTGCCTTTTTCTTGGCGTTATACGTTTTCGGTCGTAACTTTCTCTTTATCTCAAAGTCATTAATCACTATCCGATTTTTAACGCAACGTTTGAATCGTGAATCAACTACACTTTCGTCTAAATTATTAGCAATCGAAAGTTCTTTTATTGTTTTATAAGAACTCTTATATTTGCCTTTCCGTATAACCGTGTAGTCGTAGCGTTTCCAAACAATTCTATCTTCTTCTTTTCTCGTTCTTAATCCGCTCAATTCTTTTCCTAATCGTTCTATTTTCAAGCAAGTGTCACATCCGCAATCAAGTTTAACACCTACCTCAACAGTTTCTTCTGTTCCAAAAACCTTACGTCTGTTTTCACGTCTGTGTTTATCAATCAGATTATTTATTTTTAATATTAAGGCTGTTTTTTTAGCTTTGTCCTCTGCTAAAGTCATTACCTCACTCCTTATTTATATTTAATTTCCTTAACCTGTTCAGCTGTCAATTTTATGCCCTCAATCTGATGCAATGCTGCAAAATCTTCCCACCCCATAGTATGAGCTTTTATGTGCATTTCCCTGCTTAGGCATACAAGCCTGTGTTGAGAATGGTCTACATGCCGTCTATCACGCCCTGCGCCTATCGTGTCGATATGATGCACTTCACCTTTTACTCCAGTAACAGCGCACACCCGATGTTTTAAGCATAAATATAGATAACGCTGTATATCATCTGTCATTTCCACGCCTTTTTTTCTGAATGGAACACCTGCTTGAAAGCAAAAATCAATGATGAAAGCGATGAAATCAGTCGCCTCTTTAGATGTCATTTCTGACGTTTTAAAAGGTTTATCGCTATACTGCTTCTTCATGTAGTTTTTGTATTCCAGTTCGTCTTTTGGCGTTTCATAGCCACATGACCAAACGGCAATTTCTCTGAATAAGCAGTGCATAATTTTATTCTGTTCTTGTGTGCGTTGGTTCTTATCGAAAAAAGATAGATCAACATCAATGTAACCTGTATTCACATTCCGATACTTTAGAAACTCTTGTTCAGTGATTATCTTGTCGATACTTGCATAAACCATCGTCTTGCCATCATGATGTTTAATTTTGTGTATCTTTGCCTGCTCTTGCATCTTCATCACTCATTTCTATAAGCGCTCTATAAATGATAGTGCTTTCTACTTTGTGATCCTTATAACGACCAATCATATAATCATCCCTAGTAATAGTTGAACGTGTTTTTGTTTCTTGTTTAACTTTTAAAACTTTGTTGCCTTTTTTTCTGACTTCTCTCAGTTGTTTTAAAAACTGAATTTTATTCGCATTAGTTATCATATAACGCATCTAAATCACCTCGATTTCAAACTCGATTCTGCCTTTGTCTGAGTATTTCTTGTCTGCTGTTATCTGAATGATGATGTTATCGTCTGTGTATACAATTCCGCTTAATGCATCAAGCAAGCCTTTGACGTAATTGTCGACATCTGGACGTGTTCGCGGATAAAACTTACCTTGTTCATGCGCCTGCCTGTTAAGTTTAGTCAGTGTTTTGGGTAAAGGCCTGTAAAACGTCATAAACACTCTCACAGGCTCACTGATTGGCTCATAACCTTCTGGCAGCATCTTACGTGCCATTAATTTTATTTGCTCCTTAAAATACATCGACTTCGGTGGATCATACGCTCTCATATGTTTACCAAAGGACGAAAATCTTGGTCGTCCCTGGGCAACTGGTTCTATATCAAAAGTTAGTTTCATGTTTACCTCCTAAAATAAAGTTAATTGTTTTTGTTCTACAACATCCTTGCTCCATTTAATCTTTAATTCGCCATGATAGACCGTTCCATAAACTTCTTGATTTCCTACCCAAAAATTGAACTTATCATTGTCATAGGCGTACTCTCTAATACTTGTCGGTACGCCTACTTCTTTAGTTATTTTTTGGATTGCCGCTAATCTATTAGCTTCTCTCATATTAGAAAGGCAGGTCTTTATCATCGATATTGTATGATTGACCGCCACTAGCAAACGGATTGCTGAAAGCAGGCTTGCTTGATTGCCCCTGTGAGCTACTTTGGCTATTTTGGTTATACTGATTACCATTTTGTTGTTGCGTTTGTTGTGCGTTATCCTGTGACTGTTTAAGTGCAAATCCAACGCCACCATAACCATCGGCCACAATATCAGTTGTATATATTGTTTTACCGTCGCTGTCTTCATATTTTCCGGTTTGAATTGAGCCACAAATTTCTACCGCATCGCCTTTTTTGAAATAGTTAGCGAAAAACTCTGCTGTTTTACCAAACGCTTTGATTCTTGGGAAGTCACTCTCATACTCACCCTCTTTATTTTTATAGCCCCGCTTAACTGCCACTGTAGCATTTGCAATTGCTGAACCACCTTGTGTATATTTCAACTCAACATCTTTGACTAATCTTCCAGTTAACATTGTTTTATTCATTTATTTTTACCTCCAATTGTAATATTTCATTTTCACATCTTGCCGTTTTGCATTTCCCATCATCATAGCTAACCGCGACCATATTTTGTTGAGTTGTTTTCATATATCCAATGATTAGAGATAAAGTTAGTTTGTTATCCGCAATGATCAGAACTTTTTCATCTGTTTTAAAATTAGTATTCAATTACTCGCCCTCCAATAACTCTTTATTCTGATATATGTTTCCGATGACTTTTACAAAATATCCATCGACATTAAACACCTCGGAAAATGAGTTGCTTTCAGTGTCTAACTCAGGCATATGGAAGGCAGGATAAGGATCGTTGTTATCCAGCCCCCAAATAACCGTACACACTTCATCAATGAAATATTCATCGTGCGTAACTCTGACAACATCACCCTCATAAATTTCTGTACCTTCGGAATCTTTTAAGCCTGTGTATTGCATGAGTTCAACAGGGATACCTTCATCGTAGTGGTATAGCATTGCCGAATCCCATTTTTTCAAATCTATTTCTATCATGTCATGTCCAGTATTTCCATATTCATAGATTATGAAATCTAGGTTTCCGTCAGCATCAAATATTGGATTGACATTATGAAACATTTGTTTTAAATCTTTATCCCACGCTCTAAATTTAGTTTTCATTCCGCACTCTCCTTTTCTAATTTTTCGCAAAAAGCAATATATGCCTCAATTTCCTTTTCGTTTGCTTGTTCCCACTCTTGCTGCGTGTAAGTTTGACCGCATTCGTCGCATACTAGCAAGCCGTCAACTATCGAACATTCATCGTCGCATTTGAAACATCGAGAACCATCATAGTCTCCCCTCATTCCGCACTCTCCTTTTCATAACGTTCAACATCGAAATCATCTGCTAAAGCGTTCATGCTACTTTCTTGATTAACAAATGCTTTTGTTGCAACGTAAACTTCCTGTTCGTCATAACAAACTGTTTTAAACTTCGCTATGCCTTTCTCTAGCCAGTGAATAGTAGCATAAGGGGCAATTGCCCCACCAATGTAGTTAAATGCCATACAGAGCCTCCTAGACGTGTTTTACCACGTGTTAATGTTTCTCTCGCTCTCCCAATCGAAAACGAGTGTCGTTGTTACTCGGTCATTAAGCACAACCTCAGCCAAGCGTTTGCCATAACGCTGCAAAATCTCTTTAGGCTTTAAGTTAGTCGTTATCACTGTGTGCTTTGATTCATCACGATTCTTGAATATCATCAACAAGTCACTGCTAATCGAGCCGCGTTCGTTGTCTTTCTTTTCTGCACCAAAATCATCAATGATCAACAAATCAACATTTTTGATGCTTTCAAACTTTTCTCTACGTGAGTTATCTGCGTAACCCGATGTCAGCTCGTCTACTAAGTCGGGTAAGTTAATAAACAATGACTTGTATTCATATTGATCAACAAGCGTTTCATTGTTCATTTTCTTTTTACTAGATAACTCTTGATGTATCGCTGCAGCTAAATGACTTTTACCTGTACCGTAATTTCCTGTTAAAAAAAGGTTCATCGGTTTTTTCTTGTCGAATATTTCAACGTATCGTTTGCACGTTAATCTGATTTTTTCTTGCGCTTTGTTCTCTGAGACATAATTATCAAAAGTAGCTTCTTTCAATCGTTCACTGATATAGCTGCCTTTGAAGATAGCTTCTTGTTTCTTTCTGTTCTCAGCTTCAATTGCTCTGATACGGAATTGATTGTTCTCACGTTCAACTTGCGCTCTCACTTCTGCCAGTTCTTCGTCAGAAAGGGAGTGTGTCATCGTCTGTAACTGGTGCATTGCTGAATTTGTTGTCATCTTCTGAAAAGATTGCACTCTCACCGCCCCCTTTTTGATTGAGATAATCTTCAAATTTTGTGCCAAACAACGTTTTTGGTCTGAGGTAAACAGACATTTTACTGTTGTTGCCCCACTCAAAAACCTTGTTATCTATTACTGTTTTAAAATCTTCTAAAGTAAAGCCATTGTTAAAACGTGCCTTGATATGCTTTTGTGTATCTTTTGATGATGATCTGTACTTAGTGCCAGCTTTATCGTTTAGATAATCAATTATTGTTTTGTAAGGAGGGACAGTTTCGCTTTGCGGAACAATATCTTTACTAACCTTACCTAACCTAACCTTACCTAACCTATACTGTGCGGACATTTGGTTGTCATTTGGTTGACACTTGGTTGTCGTTTGGTTGTCAATTTGGTAAACACCTAGAGAATCAACGGTTAACAGACTTTTCTCAGAGCGATAAATCGTCTCTTTTATTCTGTCTTTTCGTATTCTGTTGTTTAAGTTCCAGTCCTTAACCACGCTAACCCCACTATCAAACATGATGATAAAACCCTTTGCTTTTAACAGCATTAAATCATCATTATTAGAGCCATAAGCCCTACTTAACATCTTTGCGTTTCCGATAAACCCTTCATCATCAGCTTCCATCCCTAAATGGAAATATAAAAGTTGACTGGACATAGGCATGTCTACAAAAATGTCACTCGTAGTAATATCTTTGCTAAACATTCTTCGTTGTGCCATTACTCAGCACCCTCCTTTAGCGGTGCATTAATCTTTTTTTCATCTGGTGCATCAAATATATCTTTTCCGTTTTCATCGGTAACAACAACATTTTCTGATTCATCGTTAGTAAGTGCTGTTTGCATTTCAACAGATAAGATGCCCCACTTTCCTAACAAGTTTCTGATAACTGTTTTAATAGCCATAGCATCATAATCTGAGCGCCACACACCGTTTAACGCTTTCTTGTCTTTCGCTTTGTTATGTTTTACTCGGTGATTTTCAATCTGTTCTGCAGTCCAAAACACTTTCTTTTCAAAACCATTAATTAGTTTAAAGTAGCCGCAATAACCCACAACTTTGTCAGATGTACGACCATCTGGATTGAACTCAATTTCTTCTGTTAAGGCGTTCCAACTAATCAGTTCTCCTTCGTAAACAGCGATGGCATTAATCGATTTATACTGCCCTGTTCGTTGTGCTAATTGAATGTAACCTTTGTACCCCAGTTGAAATTGCGCGGATTTACATCGTTTTTTACTATCCCAAAAAGGAACAATCCATGCGAAACCTAAGTTTTTATCAATTGGCAAATCTAATGTTGCTGCAATCATTGCAGAAGCCATAATGCTCATAGGTTCAGCTTCTTGAATAGCAGGATCACCATTGTATAAATTCAATAATGACGATGAAAATTGAGAAGCTCTTTTACCTAGCACATCGTCAAAGCGTTTTTTCACACTCGCCTGCACCAATAACCCTTTTAAACCACTGTATTGTTGCTCAGTATTTACCTCGTTATTATTTTGTTTGTTTGCAATTTCGTTTTTTAATTTATCTGCAACTGTCATATTATCCAATCTCCTTTATATTTAGTCTGCGTGATTGAGTTTCTTTTAAGAACGCTTGATATACTTCGGGTTTTTCTTCCTTTAATCTTTGCGAATCAACTCTGCCTGTCGTGATAGGTGTCCATTTGATTCGATATTTACCAGAAATACCCACCTCAGAAGTCCCTAGAGCAACTTTCAACTTGTTTTCGATTAATCGTTCCTCTTTCTGTAATTCTTTGATATTACGCTTCAAATCATCCCTGTAGGCGATGTCTTTCTCATAATCACTACTTAACTCTTTTGTAGTATCATCGGTATCTGCAAAACGTTCCGAAAGATATTTACTAGCAGCATCACTACCATCAATTTCGGGTGCTATATCTTTTAATACATGTTCGTTCCAAAACTTCGATTCAGCACTAATAATCATTTGTATCAATTCTTCATCGCGCTTAATTTCTTTCCAAACAAATTTTTGACCACCAATTAACACAGCAATATACGCTTTCTCGTATTCCATAACAGCTAGATAATGTTGAACTTGTAAAAAGTAGGCACTCGGTATTTCATCATCTTTCCATGCCTCAGATAACCTTGAGTTAGCTGTTTTGCACTCTAAAATCGCTCGTTCTCCAACGACTACTCTGTCAAGATTAGCTCTCATAAATGGGTATTCTGAATGAGAATACATATGATTATCTTTTCTTACTTTTTTTCCAGTAACTCTTTCGAACTCTTTTGCAACAACGTCTTCAAGGATATTTCCCCAATGAATTGCTTCATTGTCTAGTTGCTCCAATTGCGTTTTACCAGTCTTTTCATGCCATAGTTGAAAAGCTGATTTATATTTATTAAGCCCTAAAACAATACTGGTATCACTACCTCCGACACCTTTGTTTCGCTCCTCTAACCACTCATATTCAGACATATTTTTAACAGATATTGACGTAGGCATTCCATATAACCTCATTTCGTGTTATGATTTTGTTAATATTATTTGTTAATGCACCCTTTGCAGAGGGTGTTTTTTTATTGTTCTGATTCTTCATCAGATAAAAAATCTTCATCTTGATATGGCTCTACCACATACCAGGAACGACATTCTCTTTCTTCTTCACGAGCCAACGCCTCTAAACGTGCCTCGTTTGCTTCGAACATCGAATAATTATCGATTCCAATTTCCATGTTTTCACCTACTTTCCTTTTTTCGCTAGATAAAGATAAACAGCTAGTGTTAATGTTGATGTTAAAAACGATAATGCTATGACTGATAATGCAAAACTTAAAATGGTCATCGTTCTCCCTTTCTTGTTAACAGCTTAGCTCCACAGTTCGAGCAATAATTAGCTACTTCTCTGTGATGTGTTTTGCCGCATTGACACTCCAATTTCTTAGTCTCATAACTTTGAATATTCTTGTTCATTTCTTCAATGTTCATTATTGTTTCCTCCTATTTGGTATAATGTTTTTGAAAGGTGGTGAAAATTCGATGGCATTAGCGATTTCAATATTCAGTTTGTTTATTGCGGGACTATCCTTTATAAGGGACACGTTCATCTCAACGAAAGTTAAATTAAGAAAAACTTATTTAGTCAATGAAATAACTACAATGAATCACGAAATAATTAGCGATAATATTACTGGTGTAGGTGTTGAAATAACATTAATTAATAAATCGAGAAACTCAATTGATTTTTTTGATATTTGTTTCAAGGATAAAGCAACTGGCGAACTTCTTGCTTGCATCGACAAGATGGCTTTGCCAGAATATCATGAACAAAATCATTTTATTTTCAAGGCGACAAACGGATCAAAAAGTTTATCATCTTTAATGCATACAAATAATGGAGTTTTACGACCGTACTCATTTATCAGATTCGAAACGGTAGTATTCCCAAAAGGTAACGACGTTGAAATGACAATTTGTTTCCCAACAAACTTTTTGAATAAGAAAAAGAAATATATTCAATTAACAGATATAGAATTAGCTAATTGTATAAGTTCAAAAGAGCTATCAGAATTGCTGCAATCGAAATCAAAATAGGGTTAAATAATATGATTCCTATAACGCCTATTGAGACACACAAAATAAATATTAAAATAGTAATGATATTCAAGATTTACATCCTTTCTCCATAGAAGCCAATTCGTCTGCCAACGTTTTGGCTTCTTTTAATATTTCTGCTAACTTCCCCACTTTAATTTGCATCTCGTCAAAATTTTGAACAAATATACCTAAGTTAATTACGTTAGCTTTTATACTCATTTTTGAAGTGTCGATAACATAACTTTTATCTTCTTTTTGACTTTTCATTTTATCCCCCTTTCACATCGAATCTTAGCGCGTTACTCTCTCGCATAATCTTGTTAAAACGGTAATCTTGCGCTTTGTACTGCTTGCGTTTTAGCAACCATTCTTGTAAAAACATGTAGTACAGCGTGCCTGTTAAAACAATTGCTGACCACAATGAGACTAAAATCCAAAATCCAATCGGCATTGTTATACCTCCCCGTTCATTATTGCCAAGACTTGTTTTGTAATATGTGCCGGCACAACTAAATCTTCAAAGTTAACAACTTTGCCATCTTTATTAATGTGAATTATGTTGTAATCAGTTTTAATCTTTTGTTTTTTCTTTAATGTTTGTTCCACATTAATCAACCTCGCTTTCCAACAACTCTAATTGTTTGTACATGACTAATGCTGCGTTAGACGGTTGCCAATCTCTTACAAAATCAGTAACAATTGCAAAGTGTTGTTGTCTCAACTGGCTTCGTGTTGGCGTGTTTGTAATTTGTTTGATCTCGCCGTTTAGCTCTTTATATAGAAGCTGACGTTGTTTCGTATTTGGATTCATTTGTCTTTCAGTAATGACTTGTCGCACCTTTTGGTGAACGATACGAGAAATATAACTATAGTCCCCGGGGCTAAGTGGTGCATTTTCTTCTAATTCAGTAACGCGTGTATCCATTTCAATTAATGACCCTGCTGTCATTTTTAACAACTCAGTTTGAGTTACAGGTTTCTGAATTGTTTCAACTTGTTTGATATGATTTTCCATTTTGTTAAAACGTGACACATATTTAGCTGTGAATTGAACACCTTTTGCTCCTGTTAATTTGTTTGATACCATTTCACAACCTTGTTTGGTTAGTAAATAATTCGGACGTTCTTGCTTGTTTGAATCTGAATAAGATGATTCGATAAAGAAATCGCCCGAGCCAATTTTGGCTTCGGCTAAATAACCAACGTAAGTGCGAATATCTCTGATTAACTTGCTGTGTTCCTTCCCTACCATTTCAGCTACTTCATTACTTGTGATTGTTCGTTCAATTGTTTGCATTTGTTTTCCTCCTAATAATTAATTCTCCTCAGTGTCATTTAGGACACTAGTTCCTCAAAAAAAATATTGTACATTTCATCTTTTGAGTAATCCATCGCTTTTACAATAGATTTGATTTCAGGTGCATTAAACTCTGAACTGCCTTTCAACTTCTTATAAAAAGTTGAGTACGAAATTTTCACACCCGATTTGTTCATCTCAGACACAATCCAACCAACATTCTTTCCCTTGGCTTTTAATTGACCTAAAAATAAATTAGTTTGCATATTATCACCTCCAACATTAAGTGTCGTTTAGGACACCTTTAATGTATCATGCGAAATATAGGACGTCAACAATAAAGTGTCTTAAAATACACTTTTATTTTAAATTAGAGATAAAATACTTATTTATCCACCAATAAGTATCATATAAGACACTTTTGTGTTATTATTAAGACATACATTAAGAAGAGGTGTTATTGCGATGGATAATATATTGAAAGAAAGAAGATTAGAAAAAAAGTTAACTTTAGAAGAAGTTGGAGAAAAAGTTGGAGTTGGCAAGTCTACTGTTCGTAAATGGGAAAATGGTATGATTGAAAACATGGGAAGAGATAAAATAGTTCTTTTATCTAAAGCATTAGATATCTCCCCTCTTGAAATATTGGGCATAGAAGATGAGTTAGCTCCTTCTTCTATAGAAACAATCTACAACCAACTAAACGAACAACGTCAAACAAAAGTTTACAACTATGCTTCAAAACAACTCGAAGAACAAAATAGTAATGTTACTTCTATAGATAAGAATAAAAAAGTTTACATCTTAGGTAAGACAGCAGCAAACCCAACAGAAGTTAGTTATGGAGATGCTGTATATGATGAAACGATAGATACTAACATTCCTCGAAATGCTGATTGCGCATTAGTTATTCAAGGTGATTCGATGGAGCCTCTGTTGCATGACGGATCAATTGTTTTTTACAAACAACAATGCGAAGTTGAAAATGGTGAGATTGCTATTGTGGACATTGATGGTAATGGTGTTACTTGTAAGAAAGTATATTTCAACTATGACGATAACATTGTTCTGTTGAAATCTTTAAATGAAAAATACGACGACAGAGAGCTATCCCCTGAACGTGTACGTATTATTGGTAAGGTTGTTTTATAAAAATAGCTTTATTACAAAATAGATATAATGTATCATTAAATGTAATGTATGCTTCAGCGTTTTAGCGTTGAGTTTATATAAAAAAACAATATTGGAGGAAATATAATGTCAGAAAAAGTAGAATTAGTTGAAGTTAAGCCGAAATCGACTACTAGTCGTGTCGCTGAGATGGTTTTAGGAATCATCGGTGGGGTTTTCGGGATGATTGCCGGAGTTATGGCTTTGTTTGTCGGTGGGCTTGGCGAAGCTTTAGAAGAAGGTACCGGCTCAGGTGTTGCAGGTTTAGGACTAGCCTGTATCTTAGTTTCTATTTTAGCTTTAGTTTTATCTTGTATGATCAATAAAAACCGCGTTTTATTTGGTTGGTTAATTATCATTTGTGGTATTTTAAACATAATTTTCGTTTCAGCGTTTGGTATTTTAAGTGGTATTATAATTGCTGTATCAGGAATTATTGCTTTAAGTAGAAAATAAATAAGGGGGAGTTTTAAATGGCTAAACAAATAGTAAAAGGTGAAGATGGTAAGGAATACGAGGTTAGAGTGAAAAAACCATTTTATAAAAAATGGTGGGTATGGGTTTTAATTGTACTTGTTTTACTATTTATAATTGGTGCTGTCGGTGGTAACTCAGATAACGAAGACACACCCAAAAAGAACACAAGCACTAAATCTAAAACTAAGTCAGAGGAAAAATTAGATAAAGAATACAAGGTTGGAGAGACAGTTTCTTATAAAGGTTATGAAATAACTGTTAACTCTATCGAGTTCCCTAAACCCGGAGAATATGATTCAATTGACGACGGCAAAAAATACGCTGAAGTTAACATTACAATTAACAATAAAACCGGGGAAACTCAATCATATAACCCTTATGATTTCCAAATTTCAGAAAATGGTACTCGTCACGACTTTAATGCCTTTAGAAGCGAAAGTAAAGATGAATTAAATTCAGGCGAATTAGACGATGGGGCAACTGTATCAGGTAATATGACAGCTGAAGTTAAAGAAGATAGTAAACTACAATTAGTATACAAAGCATCAATTTGGAACGATAAAACAGTACGCTTTAATTTAGACTAAATAAAAAAATAAGCACTCTCTCAACTTGGCGGTAGGAAGAGTGCTTACACAAAAAAATCAACCTATAAGATAGGTCTCTTTATATTGCCTATTTTATCATATAAAGGAGAAAAATACTATGAAATTACGGGCTGCAATATATGTACGGGTATCGACAATGGAACAAGCTGAGGAAGGTTATTCTATCTCTGCTCAAACAGAAAAATTAAAAAGTTATGCAAACGCTAAAGATTATCAAGTTGTTAAAGTTTTTACTGATCCTGGTTACAGTGGAGCTAAATTGGAACGACCAGGACTTCAAAATATGATTAAATCCATAGAATCTAAAGAAATAGACGTTGTTCTAGTATATAAACTGGATAGACTGAGTCGTTCTCAGAAAAACACATTGTTCCTTATTGAAGATGTATTCCTTAAGAATCATGTGCAATTCACATCTATGCAAGAAAGTTTTGATACATCAACCTCTTTCGGGCGAGCTATGATAGGTATCTTATCTGTATTTGCACAATTAGAACGTGATGCGATTACCGAACGTATGCAAATGGGTGCAAAAGAACGTGCTAAAGCAGGTATGTGGCGTGGTGGCCCTCAAAGTAGATTACCTTTCGGATATAGATATATTGATGGCGTTTTATTAGTGGATGACTATGAAGCTATGATTGTTAAATATATGTATACAGAGTTTATAAAAGGAACGCCATTAACTAAAATACAATCAAAAGTAGCAGCGAAATTCCCAGTAAAAGAAACATTGATATACCCCTCAATAATGAAAAATATATTGCAAAATAATATCTACATAGGAAAAATAAAATACGCAGGCGAAACTTACGAAGGTTTACACGAACATATTTTAGATACAGAAACATACGATAAAGCTCAACAATTATGGGAACATAGAAATACTAATAAAAAGAAATACTTTGAGAGTAAATATCTTTTAAGTGGTATTTTGTATTGTGGTCACTGCGGAGGTAAGATGGCTTCGACAGGAGCTGGCTTATTGAAAAGTGGTGAAAGAGTAACGGACTATATATGTTATTCAAAAAAAGGCACCCCCTCACATATGGTTGTTGATAGAAATTGTCCTTCAAAACGTCATAGAGTTAACAGACTGGACCCTAAAATAGTAGAACTTTTAAAAACTATAACATTTGAAGAAATGCAAAAAGACAATTCTTTCACAGATAATACTACTACTATTAAAAGTGAAATCGAATCTTTAGATACAAAAATTAGCAAGTTACTTGATCTGTATCAAGATGGCTTAGTTCCCATCGATGTTTTAAATGATAGAATTTCAAAATTAAATGACGACAAAGAATTGTTACAAGAAACTTTAATTTCTCAAAAAAAACAAATTCATCCTGAAGAAATAGCGAAAAATATACAGACAGCAAAAGATTTTGATTGGGCTAACTCCGATTCTGCTGCTAAACGTGCAATGGTAAGAGCATTAATAAATAAAGTAGAGCTAACGAACGAAGATATGAAAATAGAGTGGAACATATAG